CGTGCCAATAGTTCGTGGGAGGTGGCGAGATGACGGCTGATGTTGCCGAAGTGCCGCAGATCGACCCGAAGACAGTGATGGGGTGTACCGAGCCACGTCTGTGGACACCGCCACTGCGGGAGCTGACACCCGAAACCAGCTACGGGTTTGACGTGATCGAGTTCGCGAAGTCAATCGGCAGGCCGCTAGACCCATGGCAAGAGTGGACAGTGATCCACGCGTGTGAGCTGCTCGAGGATGGCCGCCCACGGTTTCGCAAGGTGCTGGTGCTGGTGGCACGCCAGAACGGCAAAACCGAGCTGCTGGTCATCCTGTCGCTGTACTGGCTGTTCGTGCAGCGGGTGTCGCTGGTGCTGGGCATGAGCACCAAGGTTGAGTATGCGGCGGAGTCGTGGCGCAAGGCATGCCGCCTGGCGATGCGGACCGAGGCGCTGAAGCGTGAGGTGCCCGAGAAGGGCGGTATCCGCAAAGCCAATGGCGAGCAAACCTTGTGGCGGGCGACCCCGGCAGAGGAGGCAGCCGACGAGGGCAGCCGGTACAAGATCGCGGCTGCTAACGACGAGGGCGGGCGGTCGCTGTCGATTGACCGGCTGATCATGGACGAGCTGCGGCAGCAGTTCGACTACTCGGCGCACGATGCCGCCGTGCCCGCGATGGCCGCCAGGCCGCACGCGCAGGCGTTCATGATTTCCAACGCGGGTTCCGACCGGTCGGTAGTGCTCAACGACTACCGCGATGCCGCGTTACGGTTCATCGAGCGCGGCGAGGGTGACCCCCGGCTCGGATTGTTCGAGTGGAGCTGCGAAGCCAACGCCGACCCGCTCGACCTGCGCGAGCTGGCCAAGGCTAACCCCAACCTGGGACGCCGGTTAGATCCCGAGGCGCTGCTCAACGACGCCAAGGTCGCCGTGGCGAAAGGCGGCGCGAAGCTGGCCGGTTTCAAGACCGAGCACATGTGCATTAACGTTCCCCGGCTCGATCCGGCGATCGACCCGGACGCGTGGAAAGCGGGCTACGACCCGGCCCCGCTGGACGAGCACCGGCGCAAGCTGGCGTTCTGCGTGGACGTGTCACTTGATGAACGCGAGGTTGTACTCACGGCCGCCGCGCGCATGCCGGACGGGCGGGTACGCATTGAGCCGGTCGCCGCCTGGGATTCGGTGGCGGAAGCCAGGCGGGAGGTTCGCGGCCTTGTGGAGCGCAACAAGCCGCGCGTGTTCGGGTGGCTGCCTGATGGGCCGGGGGCGCTGTTCGGGGCCGATTTGAGCAATCTGAAGGGCCGTAAATGGCCGCCGCCGGGCGTGAAGGTTATGCCGATCCGCGACGAGCTGGCCTCGGTGTGCATGGGGTTCGCGCAGTTGGTGCATGACGGCCAGCTAGCGCACTCGGGCGACCCGCTGCTTGACTCGCAAGTTGCGACGGCGGAGCGCCTGCGGCGTGGTGATCGGTGGGTGTTCACCCGGCGCGGCTCGGGTAACACGGCGGCTGTGTATTCGGCAGCCGGGGCGGCCTATCTTGCGCAGACACTCCCGGAGGCTACGTCGGAAATTAAGGTGTATGTGGCACAATGAGTTAACGACCCGGTGCGCACCGTTATCCCCCGGCCGGTGCGCACCGGGTCTACTCATATTCACGCTCCGGCGCACCACACTGTGATGGGTATTGCCACAATGCGGCAAACATCGGTTACTATGTGGTCGTGGGTTTCTGGCGGACGTTGTTCAATTGGCAGAGTGCTCCCCGCAAGGGGGATGAACACTCGGTTGTTGACGAGGTTGAGTTCTCCGCGCCCACCAGTGGTCTGGTCGACGGTCTGCCGATGCCGATTGACCAGCTTTTGTACGAGATGAAGAACGCCGAGAACGGACCAGTCACCCGCGAGCAAGCTCTCGGGGTGGCGTCCGTTCTCAAAGGTCGCAACATTATCTGTTCGTTGGCCACTCTGCCGTTGCGCCAGGTCGACCCCTCGCAATCCGAGGTTGATTCGCCGTTCCTGCGGCAGCTTGATCCCAACGTAGCTAACGTGGTCACCCTGTCGCAGACCGTTGAAGACCTGCTGTTTCACGGGGTGGCGTGGTGGCGCATCACCAGCCGTTACGTGACCGGTTTCCCGCGCTCGGTGGAGCGCGTGGCCACCGATCGAGTGTCGCTGCAGCAGCCCGACCGGCGCGTCACCTCACCCTTGCCGTCCGGCATCCCGCCATACGGCACTGTGTGGGTTGATGGGCGACCGGTTCCCGCCCGGGACATGATCAGGTTCGACTCGCCCAACCCGCCATTGCTGGAGGCCGCCGCGCCTGCGATCCGCCGCGCGCGACTGTTCGAACAGACTTCTATCCGCTACTCCCGCAACCCGCGCCCGCAGGACTATTTCACTCCGGCCGAAGACGTCGACCCTTCCGAAGAGGAAATTGAGCGGCTGTTGCGGACCTGGCGGGACGCACGCCAGCAGGAATCGACCGCCTATATCCCCTCGGTGCTCAAATACCACACTGTTGACGTACTCTCGCCAGCCGACTTGCAGCTGATCGAGCTGAAACGGGACGCCACGCTAGACATTGCCAACGCGATGGGGCTCGACCCGGAAGACCTGGGCGCGTCGATGACCACGCGCACCTACCAAAACAGTGTGGACCGGCGGCAGGACCGCATTAATAACACGCTGGCTCCCTACATGGACGCTATTACCGACCGGCTCAGCATGGATGACGTGACCCCTCGCGGCCATGTCGTGATGTTCGACCTGTCCGGCTACCTCAAAGCCAACCCAACCGAACGTTGGAGGAACTACAAGACAGCTGTCGAGATTGGTGCGCTGTCCATCAACGAGATCAGGCGCGAGGAAGGTCGCCCCGAAATTCCCGTGGAGGCGCGGCCGGTCACCCCGGCACCAGAGCCCCCGGCGGCGGCCGACGAACAGCAGGAGGATGCAGACATGGCGGCGAGCAAGTCCGCGACCATCAGGCGCAGAAGCCTGCACACCGGGCCAATTGTGTTCAGCGCCGACGAGGAAGTCACGTTGCAATTCGACATGGACGCCGACACCGCGAATTTCACCGTGGACAAGGGTAAGCGTGAGGTGTCCGGTCTGCTTATCCCGTGGAACAAGACGGCCCGCACCGGCGGCATGATGTTCTCGTTCGAGCCGCGCTCGCTGCACTGGTCCGAGGTGAAGAGGATCAAACTGAACCGCGAGCACGACCGGTCTCAGACAATCGGTGTGGCGCTGTCCCTCGAGGACACCGACGAGGGCCTGCTCGGAACCTTCCGGGTCGCGCGCGGGCCTGAGGGTGACGCGGTGCTGTCCCTGGCCGAGGACGGGATTTTGGACGGATTCAGTGTTGAGGTGGACCTCACCGAGGCGGTCTACGCCTCAGACGAATCAGACGTGCGGCGCGTGCGACGTGGCCGCCTGACGGGTGTCGCCATCACGGCAACACCCGCATTTGATGACGCGCGGGTGTCGCGTGTCGCTGCCAGCAGGAAAGGAAAGGAAATGACGGATCAGCAGAGCGCGGCACCGGCCCAGCATGACGCCGACAGCCGCGAGGTTGCTCCCACCAATGAACAGATGGTGGCCGCGTTCAGCGGCATGACCGAGGTGCTCGATGGCCTCAAGGGCACCCTGGAGCAGATGGCGCAGGGACCGGCCTACGTTGACCCGTACGCGCCCGAGCGCCAGCGGTTCAGCGTGAACGAAGAGCCCCTGTACCGTTTCGACGGCATCGGCGGAAAGTATGACTTTTCTACTGACCTGATCAAGGGCTCTAAGGGTGATGTCGAGGCGCTGAACCGCGTCGAAGAGTTCGTGCGGGCAAACTTCTCCATGCCGACGAGCGCCGAATTCGTTGAGCGTTCCGACGTGAGCGCGCTCAACCCGACGCGTAACCGGCCCGACATGTACGTTGACCAGCTCGACTACAACACCCCGATTTGGGACGCCATTCGCAAGGGCACGATCGCGGATAGCACCCCGTTCACCCTGCCGAAGTTCGGTAGCGCGTCTGATCTGGTCAACGACCACACCGAGGGCACCGAGCCGACCCCGGGCACCTTCACCGCGACCAGCCAGACGGTCACCCCGTCCGCTGTGTCGGGCAAGGTGGAGATCACCCGCGAGACCTGGGATCAGGGCGGCTCGCCTCAGCTGTCCACGATCCTTTGGCGGCAGATGACCCGCGCCTACTACGAGGCGTTGGAGTCGGCGGCAGCTGCCCACCTGAACAGCCTGACGGTGACGACCATCAACCTGAGCGGCGAGGACGCCGAGTTGGCGGAGCAGCTCAAGGCCGCGCTGGCCGACCTGACCGCTATTCGCGGTGGCAACCGCTTCCGTGACCTGGTGCTCGCCAGCGAGCTGTATGCGGCGCTGGCGACGGCGACTGACAACAATGGTCGCCCGCTGTACCCGGTCCTGGGGCCGTCCAACGCTGATGGCCAGGTCGCGCCGATGCTGGGTTCGCTGAACATTAGCGGCCTGGTTGGCGTCCCGGCCTGGGCGCTGAACGAGAACAGCAACACCAGCTCGTTCTTGTTCAACCGGGAAGACGTTCACGGCTGGGCCACCACCCCGACCCGGCTGCAGTTCGAATACCGGGTTGCGTACGTGGACGTGGCGATTTGGGGTTACCACGCCATCGCCACCACCCGGACGGACGGCGTTCGGGAGATCACCTACACGGCCCCCGAGCCGGAGCCGGAGCCGTAATGAAGCGGCCACCGATTCGCGGTCGAGGCTCCGGCGTGGATGAGTGGCGCGCCTACGCGGCGCACGTGCTCGACATGCCGGAGTCCGACCTTGCCGACATGGAGCGCGGCGAAGTGATTGCCCTCGTGGAACAGCACGAGCGCGAGCAGCAGCCGCGCCAGGAGCGCCCGGCCCCCAAGAGCCGCAAGCGCGCCGGAGACTTCTCCGGCCGCCCACGCTGGCGGGTGCCGGACGGCAATGGCGGTTATCGGGTAGAGATCAGGTGAGAGAGGGGTGCCGTGAGCGTGTACGCGGGACAGTCGCTGACGCTGGAGCATCGCGTAGTGGTCGATGGTGTGCCGACCAACGCGGCTAGCGTCACGCTCACGGCAACCCTGCCTGACGGCACCAGCGTGCCAATCACCGTTGGTGATCCGGTGACGGTCGGGCTGTACCGGGTCACGTACACGCCGATGCAGCCTGGCCGGTATGTGTTCGCCTGGCAGACCACTGACCCGGACACAGCCGACGCTGTTGCCGTGTGGGTGGTGGCGGTCGGTGCGATGCCGACTGTCGCTGATGTTGTTGACTATCTGGGTGGCGACGCCGATCAGTGGACCGAGGAGGAACTAGCCGACGCGTTGGCCGCTGAGGCGGCCGCTCAGCGACGCTGGTGCGATGTTGGGGCAGAGTACCCGGACGACTTGCGTCAGGCGCTGCTGAGGCGTGTGGCGCGCAATCTGGCTATGCGGGCGCTGCCGCTGGCCGTGTTGCAGGGAGACGCGGAAGTCGGTCCGGTCCGGTTGCCTGGCCAGGACGCGGAAGTGCGGCGGCTGGAGGCTCCGCACAGACGGTTGCCGGTGAGGTGATCGGAATGTCTTTCACCGATGCCCGGCAACGCATGATCGACGCGCTGAATCAGGTCGACGGCATCACCGCGTTCGACGACCAGCCCCGCGCGATGCGGGCCGGTTCGGCGTGGGTGTTGTTCGACCTCGGTGAGCGCGGCCCCGGCGCTGCGTGGTCGGGGGAGTGGCGCGTAGTGATCGTGCTCGGAGGCGATCACGGTGCGGCTGTCGACCGGCTGGACGAGTTGTTGCCTAAGATCACCGCAGAGTTCAGACGAACGGGAGCGGGGTACGCGCATCGGGTGCAACCGGCGACCGTGAGGACTGATAGGGGCGATATGCCCGCAGTAGAGCTATACGTTAGGAGTGAATAGGCATGCCTGCCAGCAACGCCTTTATTATGCGATCCTCGATCGCTGAGTTTGACACCACCGACTACGCAGAAGAGCTGTCTCGCGCCGAGCTGGTGCCGGACACGCAGGTAGAGCAGTTGAAGCTGCTCAAAGGCAACACTGTGTCCGATGTGGACAACCCGTCGTGGACGTTCGCGATTTCCGGCATTCAGGACTGGACTGTCACGCAGGGTTTGTGCGACTTCCTCAACGCCAATCACGGCGAAAAGGTCGAGGTTACTTTCCAGCCCCGGATGGGNAGTGGCCAGCGGACCGCAACCTTTAATGTGATCGCGATGTCGCCCAATTTCGGTGGCGAGCAGGGCTCGTGGGCGACGTTCGAGCTGGAACTTCCGGTTGACGGTGAGATCGTTTGGGGTGAGTCAGCGTGAGCGCACTCAATGGCGGGACGCTGATGCGCTTTCACGTGTCCCTAGACGATGGCACCGATTTCGAGGTGAGCGCCACGCCGCGTGACTTTCTGCAGTGGGAGCGCACCACGAAGGGTGCGACTTTCCAGCAGTTTATGCAGGACTTGTCGATGGTCCACATGTATAAGTTGGCGTTCTTCGCGGCGAAGCGTGAGGGCTTGTTCTCCGGCAGTTTGCAGGAGTTCGAGGCGCAAGCAATGGTCACCCCGTCCGACAATGTTGAGGTTAGTGAGCTGGACCCTACCCGGTAGGGAGCCTCGGCCGGACTCTGGCGACGCTGGCGCTGGAGACCGGCATAGCGCCACACCAGTGGGCGCAAGAGGACTTCCGGATGCTGACGACGGTGCTGGAGATACGCGAACGAGCCCTACGGGAGCGGGAGAGGGGTAGGCATGGCGCGGCGTGACCTGGTTGTCGGTCTGGAGATCGACGGCTTGCGCGAGACTCTGGCCGCGTTCCGTCGCCTACCGAAGGACGCCAGCAATGAGCTGCGTGATGCAGCGCAAAGGATCGCAGAAACTATCGCTACGGCCGCCAAGGGTGCGGCCGTAGTTGATGTTTCGCCGCAGGCCAAGTTGATGGCTCCCACGATCACTACTCGCCGCGACCGGGTGCCGGTGGTCCAGGCCGGTGGTTCACGCAGGGTTGGCCGGGCTGGCGCGCCAGCGTACAAGTTGCTGTTCGGTAGCGAGTTCGGTTCGAATCGGTATCGCCAGTTCCACCGGCCACACCAAGGCCGCAAGGGCGCGTGGTTCTTCGCGACCGTGGAGAAGAATCAAGGAAAGATCGAGCGGGAGTGGCTGGCGGCTGCTGACGAGATTATTGAACGGTTCACGGCGGGAGACTGAGAATGGCTGGCGAGCGCGTTGTAAAGATTAAGTTTCGGGGCGACAGCTCCGAGCTTTCTCGCGCTTCCGCCCAGGGGCAGAAACAGCTGTCCACATGGCAGGAGTCTTTCAAGAAGTGGAACGAGCGGGCGGTCAAAGCGTCGCTCGCTGTCATGGCTGGCGCGGTAGGCGTCGGCAAGGAGTTGTACGGGCTCGCCAGCGAGGCAGAACAGTCGCTGGGCGCCGTCGAATCCGTTTTCGGTCGTAACGCCGAGCAGGTCAAGAAGTGGAGCCAGAGCGCTGCCGAGAACCTGGGTTTGAGCGCCAACGCCTACCGTGAACTCGCCACCGTGACCGGCGCGCAGCTGAAAAACATGGGCGTGCCCATGGATCAGGTCGCGGGGAAGACCAATGACCTGATCAAGCTGGGTGCTGACCTGGCGGCAACATACGGTGGCACCACGGCCGAGGCGGTCGAGGCGCTGGGATCGCTGCTGCGCGGTGAGACCGACCCGATTGAGCGTTACGGTGTCTCGATCAGGGAAGCTGATATCGCCGCCAGGATGGCCGCTGACGGGACAGACAAGCTGGAGGGCGCTGAGGCTAAGGCGGCTCGCACGCGGGCGTTAATGGCGCTGCTGACGGAGCAAACGGCTGACGCTCAGGGCCAGTTCGCCCGTGAGTCGAACACTGCCGCCGGGCAGGCGCAACGCGCGCAGGCGAAATGGGAAGATTTTAGAACAGAGCTGGGTATGCAGCTGCTGCCCGTGTTCACCCGGCTTATGAATTTCCTTGCGCAGACGGTGATGCCGTGGCTGGAACAAAATAGGGGCGTTGTTGAGCGGCTGGGGCTGGCGGTTGTCGGGCTGGCTGGTTTTGTGCTGTCGGCCAACGCGGCGTGGAAGGTTTACACAGCGGTCGCGCGTACGGCGCAAATGGTGACAACGTTACTGACCGGCGCCACCAAGCTTTTGACGCTGGGTAAGGGCGTTAACACGGCTGCCACTGCTGCGAATACCACCGCCGTCGGTGTGAACACGGCTGCGCAGCGCGCCGGTACCGCGTCGATTATCGCCAATAGGGTGGCGACGACAGCGAACACGATCGCCAAGAAGTCGGCCACCGCAGCGACGACGTTGTTTACCGTGGCAAAGAAAGCGTTGTCGGTGGCGACCCTGCAGAGTACTGGCCGGTGGATCGCGAACACGGCTGCGCTTGTTGCTAACCGGGTAGCCACGACGGCGGCTCGCGCCGCCACGCTCGCTTTGCGTGGCGCGCAGTTGCTTTTGAATGCGGCGTTGCGGGCCTCGCCGCTGGGAAAGGTGCTGTCCGTGTTGGGGTTGATCGCGGGCGCGCTGGTAACCGCCTACCAGAAGTCAGAAACTTTTCGCCGTGTCGTTAGGAAAGCATTCAAGGCGGCGTCGGAGGCGGTCGGCTGGATCATTGACAAGTTCGAAACGTTGGTTGGGTGGATTAAGGACGCCATTGACTGGGTGGGTGACCTGATCGACGGGCTGTTAGACGCGATCGGTCTCGGTAGCGATGCATCCGAGGCTGCGAGCGGTAGCCATGTTGAAGTCAAAGGGAAGCGTGCGTCCGGCGGTCTGGTCCAGCCGAACAGTACCTACCTTGTCGGTGAGAAAGGGCCGGAGTTGCTGACGCTCGGTGCGCGCGCCGGGTATGTGACCCCGAATCATGAGCTAGGCGGCGGCAACGGTTCGCCGGTGTATGTGACGGTCATGCTGGATGGCCAGCCGATCCAGGCCAGGGTTAGGGCTGAGGTGCGTGAGCAGCATCGGGCGATCAAGCGTGGCGTGAGGATGGTGAGCGCATGACGCTGACGGCTACCTATGATCCGCAGATATCGCGGGTGCGGCTGGAGCAGACTTTAGGGTCTGGTGACGGTGAAGCGTATGTTGAGCGGTCCACCGATCAGATTCGTTGGTCGCCGGTGCGTGGCGGTTCGCCGGTGCAGGTCATCGACGGTCATTTCATGCTCGATGATTACGAGTTCACCCCGAACGTCATAAACTACTATCGCGCGCAGGGTGAGACGGCCAGTGTGTTGCCGGAGATCACCGAGGTATGGCTGAAGTCGATTAGCCGCCCGTGGCTCAATAAAACAGTTGAGGTGGTGGATTTCAGCGACATTACCCGGCGTGCGCGCGCTGGTGTGTTCGACGTGATCGGCCGTTCTATGCCGGTCGCGGTCAATGATGTGCGCGGCGGCCGCGAGTTCACGCTGACGCTGTACACGGCCACCGACGCCGAGTACCGCGATCTGGACATATTCACCGCGTCCGGTGACCCGATTTTCATTCAGGTGCCAGCGGGCAGCAGGGTGCCGTCCGGCTATTTCACTGTGGGGGATGTGCAGAGCGCCCGACTGACGCAGCACTCGGGCAAGAGGGTGTTTGAGCTGCCGTTGATCGAGTGTGCCGCGCCCGGTCCGGCGATCGTCGGTGCTTCGGTCACCTGGCTGACGGTGCTGAACTCGTATGCGTCGTGGTCCGAGGTTTTGGGTGCGCACGCGACGTGGGCGGACATGCTAGAGCTGATCGGTGATCCGACCGAGGTGATCGTCCCATGAGGCCGGTCAGCCAAGCGTTTTTGGAGTCGGTGCGCGGCTCGCACCAGATGAGGGCGCGTGCTCGTGTTTGCGCGCCCGGCCAATCTGGTGTTGACCCCGAGGGGATTGAGATACCGATCCGGGCTGGCGATGTGCGCACCGAAGCGGCGGTGCTCGGTGGCGACGAGGTGAAAGGCGCGGCGGTGGTGTCGTCGCTCGACCTGGAAACCGATGGGGACTGGTGGCCATACCGGGTTACTGATCCGCTGGCCCCGTTCGGTAACGAAATATTCGTGGAGCGCGGTATAGCGTTCGGAAACGGTGTCATCGAGTGGATCGGGTTGGGTTACTTCCGCATTGACACCCCCAGTCAAGATGTGGTGCCGGACGGGCCGATCAGGCTGGCGTGTCAGGACCGCATGGCTGGCATCAAGGACGCGCGAATGCTGGCGCCGAGGCAGTTCGAGATAGGCGCGCGTGTTGGTGACATTGTGAGCAGTCTGGTACATGAGGTGTACCCGTGGGCCGACATCATTTGGGACGACTTCACCGAGGACGCCACTCTCGGCCGGTCAATGATCTGTGAGGAAGACCGGTTCGAGTTCTTGTCCGAGTTGGTCACGTCGTTCGGGAAGACGTGGCGTTGGAACTATCGTGGCGAGTTGGTGATTTCCAGTCCGCCCGATCCTGGCGCGCCGGTGTATGACGTGGACGCCGGTGCCGGTGGTGTGCTGGTGCAGATGAGCCGGGAGATCAGCCGTGAGGGCGTGTACAACGCNGTGGTAGCCACCGGCGAGGGCGCCGACACGGAGGAACCGGCGCGCGCTGTCGCGGTGGACGACAACCCTATGAGCCCAACTTTTTGGGATGGACCGTTCGGGAAGGTGCCCCGGTTCTATTCGTCGCCGTTCATCACGACCGATGAGCAGGCGGCCACGGCTGCGGCGTCGATCCTGGCGCAGTCCCTCGGCGCACCGTATAACGTGAACTTTCAGACGATCGCTAACCCTGCGTTGGAAGTGTTGGACCCGATCCACATTCGGTATCCGGTGCAGGGCCGTTCACTGTCGATGCGCGAGGAGACTCATATCATTCAGTCAATCACGATTCCGCTGTCGCCGTCGCAGCCAATCACGGCTACGACACGGGAGCAGCAACTTCGGGCGATTGGGGCGCTATGAGAGGGGATGATCTGGTCCCGCTGCTGGCGAGCGGCGGCAAGACTGGCGTCGGGTTCCGTCAGGGCAAAGTGCTGTCGTTTAATGTGGACACTGGCGCGAACACTATCGAGGTTGGTGGCGCTGTTCTGCATAACGTGCCAGCGCTGAACGTGACGGACGCGGCTGGGCTGCAGCCCGGCATGATTGTCGGTCTGCTCACCTATCAGGGAACCTGGTGGATTATTGGGCGGGTGGCGCGGCCAGGAACTCGCGACTTCGGTGACATCGTGTTGCGCGACGACGACGGGTCGATGCTGCGGCTGAAAAACTCAAGCATTGAGATGGTGCCCGCGCCTGGCATTGACAACGTGCATGGCCGTATCAGCTCGTTCAACTTCGGTGGCCGTCTGTGGATACAGCTCGATCCGCCACAGTCGGAGGCGCCGCAGGACAATAAGATCATTGTTGAGGGCGCGTCGGTTGGCACCGAGGGCGCGGTGTGGGTGAATGGCGCTGGCTATGCCGAGTTGCGTTCGGCGTTGGGTGACGTGGCGTTGAGGTCGGATAATGGCCGGATTTACGCCAACACCGGCGGGGTCACACATTTCGATATTCGCAACAACGGCGACATTATGCTATGGGGCCGCGAGCTGTGGACATTGGGGTCGGGCAATGTGATCCACAGCAACAGCGCCGACATTCTGTTTCAGCCGTCCGGGGATATTCGGTTCGGCGCGACCGGCGGGAACGTTTTCCATAAGTATGGTTCCGCCAGCTCGTCGCCTAACGCGGTCGTGGGGACGGATGGTCGCCTGTATCGGTCGTCGGCGTCGTCGCGCCGCTACAAGTACGACATTCGCCCGCTGGAGCATGACCCGAAAGACGTGTTGAAGCTGCAGCCGGTGACATGGCATGACATTTGGCAGGACGCCGCCGACGAGAACAAGCCACGCATCCCCGGGTTTATCGCGGAGGACGTGCATGAGGCTGGCCTGACTGAGTATGTGCAGTATGACGAGGAGGGCAGGCCGGACGGGCTCAGCTATGACCGCATGACAGCGGCGCTGCTGTGCGTGCTCAAAGACCACGAGAAACGGATCACCGAGCTAGAGGCCAAGATAGCCAGCCTGGAAGCCAGGTTGGCCGAGCAGGGAAAGGGTGAAGCGGATGGCTAGCACGCCTATTTATGGGTTGCGCTATCAGGAACTAGGCGACCCGCCGGACGGTCCGGCGTTGGGCAAGAACCTCGCTGAGGATGTTGAGAATGTCGTCAACGGTATTGATGAGCGGCTTCAGACGACGGAATCTGATGTGGCGGCGTTGCAGTCAGCGACCTCACACATTATTGATTCCGGTTGGGTTGATCTGGCCACTTTCTCCACGCACTGGACGACGCCGATCAAGGTCAGGTTGAAGGACGGCATTTGTTACATGATCGCCAACGTCGGCAAGACTGGCACCTCGTCGACGGTGGGCGCTGAAGTGACAATCGTGTCATCGATGCCGGAGAATATTCGCCCGGCGTACGACCTGTACACGATCGGGAACATGTTCTTGAACGGGACGAATAATCAGCGCGGCACGTTTATGGTGAAGATCGCCAGCGCTGGCACCATCACAACGTTTATCACTAACGAGTCTGGGTCACTGTCGAATACCGGCGTTTTGCGTTTCACGGTGGCGTACCCCGTCTGATCGGAAAGGAACAGTGATCAGTGAGGTCGCTGAACTGGTGGATAAGTTGGCGGGCCTAGTGTCTGCCACCACTGGTCTTGTGCTGCTCATCATCGCAGTTAGGCGACTGTCGCGGCGAGAGCGCGGGGACTCTGCGCATAAGACGGTTGAAGAGGTGTTAAAGATTGTCAGCGTAGACCCTAGAGTGTCCGAGTTGCTGTTGGAGCGCCTAGAGGCCGAGGATAGAGACGATGCCGGGAATTGAAGAGCGGGCCGCCGAAAAGGCGATCGATCGGGGCGGGCATCGTCTGGTCTGGGCGGCTATCGCGCTGATCGTGCTGGGTATGGCGTGGTATGTGTGGCGCGGCGAGACCGAGCGTGCCGAGCTGCACGAGCTGGCCGACCGGAATTACACGGCGGCGGAGGCACTGGCGCGCCAGGTGCAGGAGTTGGGTGGCACGCCACGTGTTGTTCCGCCGGGGCCGCCGGGGGAGCAAGGTCCGCCGGGGCCTCAGGGTGAGCGCGGTGAGCGTGGCCCCAGGGGTGAGCGTGGCCCTAGGGGTGTGAGCGGCGTGGATGGCGTGCCGGGCGACAAGGGCGAGCAGGGCGAGACTGGTCCGCAGGGGCTGCAGGGGCCGCAGGGTGAGCGCGGTCCGCAGGGGCCGAAGGGTGATCCTGGCGAGCGTGGTCCTCAGGGGCCGCAAGGTCCGGGCATCGAAGACATTTATCTGATTCAGCGTGAGGACGCGTGTCACCTCGTGGTCGTGTTCGAGCCGGACGAGACTGGACACCGGGAAAACAACGCGGAGGTGCCAGTACCACTAACTATGTGCCTGGCCGACGATTCGGAGGACGCATGAAACCGTTCCAGGGNGAAGAGCCGCTCGCCACGACGGCGGGCGAAGAGGACCACTCCGACCCGTGGGCGTACGCGGGCGAGGATGCCGATGCGCCGGAGGACACNGGCCGACCGGAGGATGACTCATGAGCTGGCGCTTAGCGAAATCTATCGAAGATTTGCGCCGTGAGGTGAATGCTCGCTGGCCGAATCGGGATAAGACGAGTGANGGCACGATCGGTGATGCGGCGCACGCTGGACGCCACTCTGACCACAACCCGTGGTTAAACAACACGGTGCGCGCGATCGATTTCGACGTAGACGGNATTGACGCGGCGTGGCTGGCGGAGCATATCCGCAAGCTCGGTGCGGCTGGTGATAAGCGGTTGCGCAGGGGTGGCTATGTGATTTTCAACCGGCGCATTACTAAGACGGATTGGTCTGGGTGGAGCGTCTACAACGGTTCCAATCCGCACACCAAGCATGTGCATATCAGTGTGAGCACGGATGGCTACGATTTGCGCGGCCCGTGGGGGATTATTGGCGGGGGTTCAGCAGGGAAGGATGACGACGTGAATCTGAGTGACAAGTTTAGTTTGAAGGGTTATGAGGCTGGCGAGATTCGCAAGCAGGATGAGTTGAGCGTCAAGGGCGCGCTGGCGGACGCGAGTGTCGCGAAGATGGCGTACGACTTGCTCAAGGGTAAGGTGTTGCCGATGCTCGACGAGCTGGCCGCCAAGGTCGCGAATCTGGACGAGGACACGTTCAAGGTTGCCAAGGACATCAAGTGGTTGAAAACCGAAGTTCGTAAGGCCAAGGGTGAGTCTGGTGGTGATGAGGCGTGACCGCGAAATGGGTTAGGGCGGCGGTGGTGCGTGCGGTGAAGACGGCCGCGCAAGCCGCGCTGGGTGTGATTGGCGCGTCGGCTGCGTTCGCTGACGTGGCGTGGGATGTTGTGGGCGGTACAGCGCTGCTGGCGGCGGTGGTGTCGGTGCTGACGAGAGTGGCTGGTTTGCCAGAAGACGACACCAAGGGCGCTCCGCTGGAGTTGGGGCGCGGTAAGCACAC